CCTTAACGCAAGAGCTAGCTGCTACGACAGACGAACGTACTGTTACGAAGACTGTACCATTAGCACCAACGCTGAAAGATCGCGGTAAGCTATCTGAGGTTCTATATCACCCGGAGCTGGAGAAGTATGTAGACTATGAGAACTACACTGCGACTTTAGGTACTCGAAAAGGTAAAGAAACCAAAGATACCGTTACCAGAGGCGATCATAGCCGCATGGACCAGGAAATTAATGTTTTCAAACAGACCCCTATAGAAGATCGCAAGAGTGTGTTGATGCACGAAGTAGAACACTTCGTAGATGCAGCCTCAGGATCACCGGGCAGCGGTTCTAATAGGACATACGGCGCGGGGATTATTGTAGAAGCACAGAAACGTTATGCTGATGCTATGAAGCAGCTTGATGCTCCTCGTGGTATGAACTCATCAATCCTGGAAGAAACTGTAGATATGCTGGATGCTTTAGGCTTTGGTATGCTGATGTCTAAAGAGCGTCTACTAGACACCATAGACGGAGCTATCACTCTTAATCGTAGAGATGATGGTACATATGAAACCGGCTTTGATATGGACGTATTCAAGGCTGAGATGAAGTCTGCAGGTAACGCGGATCCAGATCTGACTATTAAATACCTATCAGAAGGCCGCCCAGACATTCTTAGAAACATAGAAAAGATCGCAGCGGTACGAGGCAGTCGGGATCGTGAGCTAGCCGGGATGACTGCTCTAAGAGCATATCAAAATGAGCTTGGCGAGGTGAAAGCACGTACTGTGCAGAACCGACTGAACCTTACTGCAGATGAGCGGCGTAATTCACTGGCTACCAATGATATTAATTACCCAGATGGCACGCCTTTAAACACGCAAAACATCTACACCTTAAACGAATACTAATAAGGATACTATCGTGTCTGATGAAAGCCCACGCCCAAAGCTGCGCCCTAAAACACTTCTGCCGTATGGCGATATTGAAAAGATTGAGCGTCTTGTGTGGGCGGAGTCTCGCGGAGAAGGACAAGAAGGTCGCGATGCTGTACGTGGTGTAATACTTAATCGCCTGGCCTCAGATCGCTTCCCTGATACGATTGATGAAGTTCTAACAGAAGATCAGTTTGAGCCTATTGCTACATACGGCAGTATCTTTGATATCCCAGCGCCTCGTGAAGATCTTAACGAACAAATCAACGAGTTTGTAGATTACGTGCAGCTGGGAGAAGACGCCGTAGATGGGCGTACATTCTTTCAGAACACCAAGACAACTAAAAAGCGTGGGACAGACTTTACCGGTCCAGACCCAATCATCATAGGCAACCATACTTTCACGCGAGGCTACTCAGATAATGAGCCTGTCTATGATACAAATTTCTCGCATAACGTTCAGGTAGTTTACCCGGAGTATGCTGGAGGTGAATTTTCTTTAGGCGGCTTAGCCGAAGCCCAAAAGGGCATTACCACACAGGAAGGCAAGGAAATGGCAAACAAGAGATTTCAGCTAGATGAACGTGAAGCTGACTTGGATGGTAACGAAGAGCTGTCTAAGTATGAAGAAGCACGCGGTGAAGCTATCCAGCAAGCAATGGCAGACGATCCTGAGCAGGATGAGAAAGGCATGAACTGTGGCGGCATGATGGAGCCGGTAGATCCAGTATCAGGCAATCCTATCCCACCAGGTTCTACAGCATCTAATGTGCGCGATGATATTCCGGCATGGCTATCAGAAGGCGAGTACGTCTTACCTGCAGATGTCGTTAAGTGGCATGGTCTAAAGCATATCATGGAGATGCAGGAAGAAGCCAAGATGGGTCTGATGATGATGACTGATATGGGTCTGATCGTTGAGACTGAGATGGAAGATTACGAATATGTAGAGGACGCAGAAGCCTCTGAAGAAACAGAAGTAGAAGAGACGCCCGAAGGAAACGAAGTAGAATATCCAGCTGTAGAAACAGTTGAGGAATTCATTGAGGGCGATACGTCTGAAGAGTACGACGAAGAAGAAGAGTACGCAACAGAACCCACGCCTTCGATGTATGGCACGGTAACGAAACCTAAGGTGGCGTTTATCGTATAACATCAATGGGCTACCCGTCATAGGCGGCCCCCAACTCCAGAGGCAAACATGGCTAAGTACAAAGGTGCTAACCGCGTAGATGACGCGGATGAATTAACATATTCGCAGGAAGTAACAGATGCTCCTGAAGAAACTAAATCTGCAGACAGTGAAGAAGGTAGCTTTAAAAAACGCTACGGAGATCTTCGTCGGCATATGCAACAAACTCTTTCCCAAAAAGATCAAGAAGTTGCAGAACTTAAAAAGCAACTGGAAACAGCTGCTAAGGGACAAATTCGCTTCCCTAAAACTGACGAAGAGATTGAGCAATGGTCTGCAAAGTATCCGGACGTTGCTAAAATTGTAGATACGATCGCCCGTAAGCGTGCCAGTGAAGCACTAGCTGAAGGCGAGAAGCGCATGGAGAGCCTCAAACAGCTCGAAAGCAAGATCGGACGTAAGGAAGCAGAAGGACAGCTATTACAGCTACATCCTGATTTCCCACAGATCCGTAGTGACCCCGCATTCCATGAATGGGTAGAGCTACAGCCATTATATATTCGTGATGCTCTATATAAGAATAGCACAGACGCTAAAGCAGCTGCTCGTGCGATTGATCTGTACAAAGCAGACAAAGGCATCCGTAAGAAATCCACATCAGCTAAGAGTGCAGCTGAATCCGTTGGAAAGACATCTAGAAGCGTTCCTGGAACTCAGGGCCGTGCAGCATTCTCAGAAAGCCAAGTGGCACAAATGTCCGAGGCTGAATACGATAAAAACGAGACTGCTATTCTAGAAGCAATGCGTTCTGGTAATTTCAACTACGATATGACCGGCGCAGCACGTTAGTGCTTGATATTTAAGCATTTTCTGTGATATAATAAAAGTATCAGTAAGACTGACTAACTTCTTACAGACTTTTATTGAGGCCACCTTTTTAGGTCTACCCTCAACCCTAAACCCCACAATCAGAAGAAATAAGACGCTTAGTCCACCAGTAATGGAGAGGCCCGTTTTATACGCACCCTCATAATCCATGCTGCCACTGATTTGTCCGCTTCTGTGTTCTGTCCGGAACTTCGGTTCCTCGCCATTTCACAAGGAGAAACACAATGGCATTTCCAGTAGCAGGCGGTTACGGAAACTTACCTAACGGTAACTTCTCACCCGTCATTTATTCCAAGAAGGTTCAGAAAGCCTTCCGCAAAAGCTCAGTCATCGAAGATGTGACTAACACCGATTATGCCGGCGAGCTGGCAAACATGGGTGATTCAGTTAAGATCATCAAAGAGCCTGAGATCACGATCAACTCATATGCTCGTGGCACAACGTTGGCGACACAAGACCTAACAGACGCTGACTTCACGATGGTTATCAACCAAGCGAACTACTTCCAGTTTGCGATGGACGATATCGAGAGCGCACACAGCCACGTAAATTTTATGGATCTGGCAACAGATCGTGCAGGTTACCGTTTGCGTGATGAGTTTGATAAAGAGATCCTAGGCCACATCGCTGGTTGGGATTGGGACGGTTCAGCGTTCGCTCGTCGTACAGCTCTAGAGACTAACTCTACTAAAGCTGACTCAACAGCGGATAACGATGAATTGTTAGGAGCAAACAAGCTAGACATCACTGACTTTGGTGGTTCTGACTTGGGTGTTGAATCAGAAGTAACATCTATTCCGATCGCAGCTGGCGGCGGAGCGGGTGGTATCACTTCACCACTAGCAATCATGAACCGTATTGCTCGTCTAATGGACACAGCAAACGTAGACACAGAAGGTCGTTGGTTGGTTGTTGATCCAGTATTCGCAGAAGTCCTAATGGACGAAGATTCGAAGCTGATCAATGGCGATTACGGCGGAGGCGATGAACTTCGCAACGGTCGTATGCCAGGCACAATCCGTGGCTTCCGTATCTACAAGTCTAACAACTTGCCATACGCAGGTACAGGCGCAGGTACAGCGGCATCAGGTGGCTCCGAAACTAACTTCGGTGTTCTAGTTGCCGGTCATGACTCAGCGGCTGCGACTGCAGAGCAGATTGCAAAGACTGAATCTTTCCGTTCACCAGATACATTTGCAGATATCGTTCGCGGTATGCAGTTGTACGGCAGGAAGATTCTACGCCCAGAAGCGTTGTTCACAGCGAACTACAACTTGGCGTAAGCCTTTGATTTTGGGGCTGGTTTCGGCTGGCCCCATTACCTTTATCTCAAGGTTAAATTATGCCCAGCACATATATAGATTTATGTAATCAAACATTACGCCGGCTGAATGAGGTTGAAATCTCACAGTCGGAATTTGCATCTGTGCGAGGCGTACAAGCCCTGACAAAAGATGCTGTGAAAGCAGCGGTTGCAAAGATCAACCAAGCAGAATTTGAATGGCCCTTTAATGCTGCAGAACATACGCAGACGTTATCGGTAGGCCAAAGCGAATACACCTGGCCAGACTTCTTCAAGGTATCTGATTGGAATAGTTTTCAGTTACAGAAGAATGAATCCCTGGGCGTAGAATATAAAGCAATGGGATACATGGATCGTGATGAATGGTATAACAACCACCGCGATGATGATTACAATGCAGGATCAGCCGGACGAGCTACTCCGGAATACGTATTCCCAGGACATGGTAATGGATTTGGTGTAACGCCTTCCCCAGACAAAGCATATCAAATCCGTTTCCGTTATTACCTAAACTATGCAGACTTAACTGCATATAATGATGTAACCAGAATTCCTACATCCTTCGACACAGTGATTGTCGATGGTGCTCTGTATAATCTCTACATGTTCAAAGATAACATTGAAGCGGCTCAGGCCGCCTTTGCTGTTTTTGAGAGAGGCATAAAAGACCTTCAGACATTGTACATCAACAACCATGAGTATGTTCGAGATACCCGTGTGAGGTTCTAATGGCAGATCGCATAGAAAGCTATAAGGTTGTCTGCGCTGGCGGTCTTAACTCAAACGAGAACCATCTAGATCTATCGGAGAATAGCCCCGGGGCAGCTACTCGTCTGGTTAACTATGAACCTTCCTTGTTTGGTGGGTATCGTCGTATCGAAGGCTTCGGGCCATATGATGCAGACTACGGCGAAGTAGACGATGTAAATAACCCAGGATCTGCAGAAGGTAAGGTTCTAGGCATTGCTATCTTCAAGGATGATGTATCCGAGACAACACTGATTATAGCAGCTCGTAAAGACGTTGGATCTAATACTTACAGCTTCTACTATCACACACCTCTAATTGGCTGGCGCCCATTTACCTTAGACCACTCCGTAACGCGCCCTATGACTGCTAACGGTCTAACGGTAACAAAGCTAAGACATGCTCAATTTAACTTTGGCGGCGGCAACAAGATCTGTTTTGTAGATGGTGTTAATCCAGCGATTATCTTTGATGGTACACACTGGGAACAACTGACAAGCAGCGGCACCGGTACAAGCCCTAACGATGCAGGTCATACCACAGAAACAGGTGGTGGTGATCAATGTATAGATGCCCCAGCGCTCGTAGATGTATTTGAGAACCACTTATTTCTAGCCGGTGATGTAGCAAAAGAAGCTACCATTGCACACTCTGCTCCTACGACAACAGCAAACCCAGATGGCTGCTACGACTTTACTAATGCTAACGGCGCTGGGCAGATCTTTGCAGGATTTGATGTCGTACAGATTAAACCATTCCGAGATAACCTATTTGTCTTTGGTGAGAATGGTATCCGTAAGATCATTGCAGATGTTACCAGCGGCTTCCTAATTGATCAGGTTACGGCAAACGTTGGCTGTGTGGCACGCGACAGTGTTCTAGAGATCGGTGGAGATCTCATGTTCCTGGCACCAGATGGCTTCCGCCCGGTTGCTGGTACTTCTAGGATCGGTGACGTTGAACTAGAGACTGTATCTAAACCTATCCAGGCTACGCTTGTTGATCTGATTAGAAACAGCGACATGAGCACACTGAACGGTGTTGTTATTCGTTCTAAGTCTCAGCTTCGTTATTTTGTAGGCGATGACTCGGTAGGTGTTGGTGATAGTCTAGGCATCATTGGCGGCCTATCAAATGCGACAGGTTCTATCTCATGGGAATTTGGTGAGCTGCTAGGTATCCGGGCTTCGTGCTGTACATCCGAATATGTAGATGC